TAGTTCTCAAGTCTCTTAAGGCGCGCGTCCATCTCACTCACCTTGGCCTTCAAATCCTTGACCGTCTCAACAAGGAGTGGTATTAGTTTCGTCGGATCAATAACTAGGCTGCCACTCGCGGCACTAACAGATTCTGGAATGAGTTCCTGTAGTTCCTGCGCAATGAAGCCAATGTCCTCTCTGTCATTCGACCGCCAGTTGAATCTCACGCCGCGAATACTGGACCACACGTTATTACCAATAGCATAGGTCTCGATATCCTTCTTCAAATTGGAATCTGACGACGTCAAGTACTGAGATGCGATAACCGATCCACTGAAAATTCCCTGGCCAGCTATGAAAATGTTGTTTCCAAGAATGTTTCCACTGACATCGAGCTCCCCATTTACAGGGTTTCCAATGGGCTTTCCAATAGATATGCCGCCAGGATACACATATACATTACTTCTGAAACTGGCCAAGCCATTCACATCAAATGTTATGCCAGAACTAGGCATGATCATCTTGCCTAGAGCGAGGGAGCCAGATGAGGTGAAAAAGGCCATTCTTGTGCCACTTGAAGTGTAGTCGAAGCCGTTTGAGACAACCTTTATAGCGAGAGATTGGAATTGGCAGGAACTTAGAGAACTGACTAAATTGGCACCTATAATTGTTGACTCAAGTGCGGCGCCGAGTGTTTGAGAACTTACATAACCGAGTGTGCCTAGACCTCTAATTGACGAATACACGCCGCTTGGCATATACGTGCAATTGAAGGTCGTGCTGAAGGTCGATAGAGAATTGCCAAAGGCGGTCACTGTGCTTTGGTAATATGTCGAAATACCCTCTGTTGCGTTATATGAAATTGTAGAACAAAGACCAACTGTGCTATTATAAAAACTTGAAAATCCGGGAATGTTTTCAATATATAAGGATGACCAGAATGTGCCGCCACTTCCATCGGCATAAAGAATATATTTCGTGCTAATTGCGGCATTATCGGCTAAATTTCTGAAATACAGACTTTTAGTCTGGATAATATCAACATTTATTCCTGTTCTTGCAGACATTCCAGTCTCTCTCTAATGCTGGATGGATAAGAACTTGGCGGTAAAGTCTAGTGCTTAAGTTAAGAACATGGCGGTAACTAAACACTGAAGAGAAGGCCGCCAAAGCCGTCAAGAATGCGTAAAACGTTGTGATTGTGTGTGTAAACAGTGCATGTCATGTCGCCGCGAGATTCCGTCGGATAAACACCTACAGAGTTGTTCGGTGTTATCTGAAGAACAATATTGTAAATGCGGCTTGCATTGAGTGATCCAGAAGGCTGAAGATCCTCTGGTCTTAATGCGAAACTGTAGTTATAAATGAAGGAATTCGTTGGAACAGTCGTGTGTCTCTGGTATGGCTGAATGAGTCTAAAATAGCTCGCAACTCTCTTCTCAAATCTGTCTTGGCCATCCAACTGTATAACAGCGTCCACCATGAGATCCGTCGGCACAGCGCCAGTGTCAGACGATGAAAGACTCGACCAATTGAAATACTCGTTCTGAGCAAGAATCGCATTGCGATGGAAAACCCATATGAATTCGCGGCAAGGATGGTTGAAGTCGAGTTTGATCGTCGCCGAAGTCGCCGCCCCCGTAATTGGAAATGGATTCGTATATTGAACTTGCTCAATAAGATATTCTATTGGTGTATTTACAAAGCGGCGTCTCTCCTCAACATCTAAGAAGACAAAATCGCCCCATAACTGCATATTTACAATGCTCGCTGGCGCGATCTGCCAGGCAGGATTCGGTAGGCCAATACGATACCAGAGCTTATTTAGTGGCGCAAGTGTCACATTAATACGCACTTGGTGGTACTGGAGAGCCAGGAGAGGTAGATATAGACCGGGATTCTTATTAAACCAGAATCTAAGAGGAATATAAACTGTGTGAGGCCCCTGTATAGTGAGAGTTGGAAACCCGTCTTGGTCTCCAATCATTTCATTGAAGCCCTCTTGCTGCGATGCTGGCGTCGTGAGCTTCGACCAGATCTGCATCCACTCGCCAGTCTGTTTATCAATCTCTTGTTCCCCGATTAATACACTTATTTCCTCAATAAGAGCATGGCCAATTGCCTGTGTATAACCCACAGGTGTTCCGTCGGTAAGTGTAATCGGGGGCAAATCCACAACTATAAAACAATCTCCTAGCAAATCTCCCAGTCGTGGCACAACACATGATATTTTTTGACCGAAATCTGCCTTGCCGTCGAAATACATTCGCTGACTCTCCATCGCAAATGGGCTATAACGACGATATACCATCTTAAACCATGTTACTTGAGGATTTCCGGTTAAGAATGCATCTTGTTTTCCAGTTGCAACTAACTGCAGTAGTCCTCCTCCCTGAGTCATTCTTCTTGGTATGGAGACTCTTCTTCTTTAACCTTTCCGCCAAACAGAGAGGGTGATGGCAACAAATCTTCCATCACTTGACATAGATTTATTATCTGTAAGAAAGATCATTCCATTCAAATACGGTTATACAATTTATAACCCAAATATGATGTTTATAACAGACACGAATGGACAGTTACAGGGAATCGGCCTCGACGAATATTTCAGCACCTTCGGAATTTTACAGCCAAGCTCTATTGCTCCTTATCTTCAAGAAGCCCTTATAAGCACGACATATGGACTTACATATGTTAATATAAGCACGATTTCATACGAGACTAATAGCAGTATTATAAGTGCTCTTTGGCCATCCACCAATTTATATTTATATAGCACGATCTTGAGCACTACAATTTCGACTATCTTGCGAGTAGACGGCAATGTAAGCACGCTTTCATCCTATGTTCGTTATAATAATACGGCGGTTGGCACCTCTTCTTTGAGCACGAGTCTGGCGTCTCTTTCAAATATTACCATAAGAGGCCTGTCGACTCTGAGCACGACAATTGGCCAAACGACGATTAGCACTCTGTGCACTATGAATACCGGTTTTAGTAATATTCTTATTAATAATAATGCGGGTGTCGGCCTCTCTTCTTTGAGCACAAGCATGAGTTTGAATTTTAGCAGTATGTCGACCATCTTGTCTCTTAATCCAACCACAATAGACGGCCTTTGCTCTTTGAGCACGGTTGTATATACTTATATGAGTTCATTTAGCGCTGGTCCTGGCCTAAGTTCTCTTAGCACGCTCAATGCACGCCAGTTCGTCATAATCAATTCTAGTCGCGGCCTCTCTTCTTTGAGCACAGTCGTGAGTCAATCTATAAGCAGTTTTAGCACATCGATCGGCAGATTCGCGGCTGGTGCTAGAAGTCTAAGCACCTTTAGTTCTGGAGTCGCATTGACATTTTATAGTTATGATTGTGCACCTGGCACTAGCAGCTTGAGCACGAACGTTGTGGAATTCATAAATACATTTAGCACAAGTGTAGGAGAGTTCCCTCCTGGTATACAAGGCTTATCTTCTCTTGTTACAGTCGTATCACTCGGTCTCAGTTCTGTTGATGCTTCAGAAGGCATTTCTTCTTTGAGCACGATACTATCACGCGGCCTCAGTTCTGTCGATTGTTCGGCGGGTCTTTCGTCTTTGAGCACGATTATTCCTTATGGCCTTAGCTCTATTGCTGCGTCGGCGGGCATATCATCTTTGAGCACATTTTTGTCTTATGGCTTGAGCTCTGTAGCTGCGAGTCGCGGCCTCTCATCTTTGAGCACGAGTCTATCTCTAGGCCTCAGTTCTATTGCATCTGGCCCTGGCATTTCGTCTTTGAGCACATCTGTTGCAGATTCCTTTCTCCTAGCAGGTTCTGGCGAAGGTCTCAGTAGTGTTTCCACTTATATGGGTCAATTGAGCACCGTCGATCTCCAATTTAGCGGCTTCTTTGATTTTATAAGTTCTGTGCAGCCTCTTCATCGATTTACCGATAAACCTGCTCTAGGCCTCAATTGCTATCCTGACGGCCTTGCGACGCTCGACGTGAATGGAATGTCGCATTTTAGAAGCACAGTGTATTTAACCAATACACAGCTCTCTATAAATAATGCCGATTTCTATAATACACCTCCTCGCGCAGATCTTGATGTAAGTGGGAGTATTGTTGCTGGAAACTTGTTTATAAATGGCGTGGGGACTTTCGGTGAAAGTGTGACGGCTCCAGTATTCTTGACACCTTCTGATTCAAACCTAAAAGAGAATGTTGTTGGCATTGAAGACGCGTTGAGCACAATAAAGAAGCTGCGTGGTGTGAATTTCAATTGGATCGCCGATGGTAAGAAGGATATTGGTTGTATTGCGCAAGAACTTCAAGAAGTAATACCTCTTATGGTTACACAGGGCGAGTCTTATCTTGTTGTTGCTTATGAGAAATTAATACCGTTTCTTCTTGAAAGTATTAAAGAACTAAGTAAGCGTGTTGATGTCTTAGAACGGCGGCCTTGGGCGTAACGTCTAGTGCTTAAGTTATGATACTCCCCTTTTGCAAGGCACATAGTAGCCTTACCATTTTGAGGCCACGTAGTGGCCTATATCATTGGAGTATCATAACCTTATCGCTCTAGCTGTAGCTGCGCAAAAGAGCGATATTCCTAATTTAGGAACATCGCGGTAACGTCTAGTGCTTAAGTTAAGGAATATCAATTAGGATGCGCCGAGGAGGTGGCAGAATACAACTTGTATATGTTGGCAAGGAAGATAATTTTCTCACTGGAAACCCAAAAGTAAGTTTCTTCCGATTTATCTATAGAAGACATACAAACTTTGCAATTGAGAGTACCCGTATGTTTTTCAACGGTAAACCCGATTTTGGTCAGAAGTTTACTGTCTTTATTCCTCGGTTTGGCGATCTTCTTGGTCAGATGTTTCTTATCATAGACTTACCGCCACTCTTTTTGACAAATGGCACACCCGTTGGTTATACCAACTCGGTCGGCAATGCACTCATCGAGGATATGCGAATAATGATCGGCGAAACCGAAATAGACAGACATGACGGTATGTGGGAGTTTATTTGGAATAATATGACACTAAGCTATAATAAACGAGACGCGTATGGAGTTATGGTAGGTCAATATGAGAATAATCCGACATTCACCGTTAATGGCCCATATCGTCTACATGTTCCTCTTACATTCTGGTTTAATAAGGATCCCGGTCAATATTTGCCCTTATTAGCCTTACAATATCATCAGATTCAAATACAATTGAAATTTCGGAGCGTGAATGATTTATTCTATAGCACTAACTTATATAATAATAATCCTTGTAATTTTGCTGTTCAGGCCACGTCAATCCAGAATGTGGAATTATGGGGAGACTATATTTTCTTAGATACCGATGAAAGAAGAAGACTTGTGAGCAAGCCATTGGAATATCTGATAGAACAAGTTCAAATTAGCGAACCTGTTAGTATTGATCAGAATAAGTCTAGCATTAGTATACCGCTTATCTTCAACAATCCTATAAAGGAAATCATTTGGGTCTTCCGCAGAGATGTGATGGAAACTACGAATGAGTATTTTAATTTCACGAGTCTGGCTGCGAATGAGGTTGGATCTTATAAGGATCTCATGAGCAATGCAGTATTTCAATTGGATGGGCAAGATCGGTTTGAAAGACGCGATGGTAAATACTTTCGTCTAATTCAGCCATACCAACATCATACTGGTTTCCCCAATGGTCTCTATATTTATTCATACAGCTTTGCACTGAAGCCAGAAGATATTCAGCCAAGTGGCACATTAAATGCTAGTCGATTTGAAGATATTCGCCTACAGATGGATGCGGCGACATGCCCTGATCCAGTCACTGGTAAATTACGCGGTAATATGAAATGCTTCGTGTATGCTCTTAGTTACAATGTTCTTCGTATAAGTGGCGGCTACGGTGGTATTCTATTTACAAATTAAGGGAGGGGGCGAAATTTATAATGTCTAGTTCTTAGGTTAAGGACTAGACATTAACGTCCAATTTGTGAAACCCATTTCACAACCTTCAACAGGATGAGTGGGGTGAATGATAA